CAAGCTCAACCAAGACATTGCAGACACAGTCGTGGAAGGTGTCCTAACCAACCAACCTCTGGCGAAGATAGCGGACCAGACGGGACTGGCCAACGGAACAGCCTTCAAGCTCATCAGGGGCGTCAAAGTACCGTCGGACTACCCAGAGACCGAAGAGGCGTGGAAGAGTGACGTAATGTCATTCATGGAGGTAGCGATTTGGAAAGGCACTAAACGCTTGGCGCAGACAGGGATGGATGAGATTGATTCGAGGACAGTTCCCATCTCGGTGGCAATCTTGACCGACAAGCTAGGGATTATGAAGGGCCAACCCACGTCAATCCACGCTTCTTTATCGTTAACGGCCAGCCACAGGGACCTGATGAAGGAGCTTGGCACCAAGGGGCAACAGGACGCCGTCGAGGTCGAGACCAACGCTGAGGTGCTTCCCGAGGGCTCGTGACGAACTTGCACAGTAGGTATTATATTCAATTGAGAGGATCTGATGCCAAGCATAAGCCAGTATCATCGTGAAGAATCCGAGTCGGTCATACCGGATGCGTCAGGCATAGGGGGGGAGGGGGTCGAGCATTCGGCTGGGCGCTCAACGGTGACGCATTCCCCAACTGAAAAAAACTTTGCAAACCGACCTGCTCGGAAGTGCCTGACCTGCTCCAAGTCGTTCATACCGGACAAGGAGACCAACCGTTTCTGCCGGGAGAAGTGCAACACCGCGTGGTGGAACGAGCAGCCGCAGCATCCGGTGATCCCGAAGGTCCGTGCGGATCATCCCCGAGCCTTGGAGCTACGTGACCAACGGACTCAGTTGTGCCTGCTGGAGAAGGCGGATCCCTACACCTACGGCTTCGTACCGGACCACTGGGAGCTGGCGAACCGGGTCTGGTCGGAGTGTTCGGAGCTGCTGATCTCTGGTGGCAACCGGGCAGGGAAGACGCTGTGGGCAGCTAGGCGGGTGGTGGAGACGCTGCTAAGCAAGGAGAACTGCAACGTGCTCTGCTGCCATACCAGCAACGCCACCTCAGTCACGGTGCAGCAGCCTGCGATCTACAACTATCTGCCGGTGAGTCTGCGGGCTACGAAGAAGGGGAAGATCCACTATCTGAACTACTCGAGGAAGAACGGTTTCACGGACGGTAGCTTCATCCTGCCTAACGGCTCCCGCTGCGACTTCCTCAACTACACGCAGAGTGAGAACACGATTGAGGGTCGGGAGGCGGACCTGATCTGGTGCGACGAGCTGGTGCCGCAGAGCTGGGTGGACACGCTGAGGTATCGGTTGGTTACACGTCGGGGTAAGTTGCTGGTGACCCAGACTCCGCTGGAGGGTGTAGCGTCAGTCTACAAGGAGTTCACTGGGGGTGCGGCGATTACCGAGTGGCACAAGGGGCAGATGCTGGCTGGGAAGCAGGGTTTGCCCACATGGCCTATGGGCAAGGCTCCGAGGGTGATGCGTTTGGAGAAGCAGAATCGGTCCACGGTGTTCTTCTTCTCCGAGGACAACCCGTACAACCCGTGGGACGAGATGAAGTCCAAGCTGGTGGGTGCGCCGATGGGGCAGATCCTGACGCGTGCCTATGGCTGGGCGAGTGACAACATCGGCAAGGCGTTTGCGCGGTTCCGACCCGAGACGCACTGCATCCCTAGAAGCAAGATTCCTGATGGGGGTACGCTGTACATGGTCTGCGACCCGGCTGGCAGCCGTAACTGGTACTGCCTGTGGCTTCTGGTCTACGAGGATGGCCGCAAGGTGGTGGTGCGTGAGTTCCCGGACTTCACCGGGTACGGCGAGTGGGCGCTTCCGAGTGAGAAGGCGGATGGGAAACCGGGTCCGGCGCAGACGTTGGAGGCGGGAAGGAGCGTAATCGAGTACCGGCAGTTGTTCCGTACCATCGAGGAGGAGATTGGCCGTAGGGAGCCGGTGATGCGGTTGATTGACCCAAGGGCAGGTGGAAGTCCGGCATTGAGCGAGCAGGGTGGGACGACACTGATTGACCTGTTAGCCGAGCCTAGCGATCAGGACGATGGCATGGCGTTTTTGCCAGCCCCGGGTGTGCCTGTGGACCAGCGTACGGCAGCCATCAACTCGGACCTGAGCTACGACGCTACCAAGCCACTGACGTCACTTAACGAGCCGCGGCTGTACGTAGTCGACGACCTGCACAATCTGATCTGGTGCATGTCAGAGCATACTGGACGGGATGGTCAGAAGGGTGCATCCAAGGATCCGATCGACTGCTTGGGCATGCTGCTCATCTCTAAGATCGAGCATGTTGGGGCCGGTGGGCTGGATAGCTACGGCGGAGGGGGGTATTAGCGTTGCTTTTTAGGCAAAAAGAGACCAAAGGGCTGCAGATGCAATACGCGACGAGCTATAAGACCAGTGGTGATGCAATGGCGCATGTGGGTGACGCGCCTGACGTGGGTGCGCTGAACGAGGAGCTGCGCCGTGCGGCAACGGACTTTGGTCTTGGCACTCGGGTTGGTCAGGCTGAGAACACCCGGTACTGCCGCTGGGACGGTCAGAGCGGGGATGGTAAGAAGTGGAATGACAACCAGCCGAACGGGAAGATGGCGTTCCCTTGGGACGGTGCGTCCGATACGCGGATCCCGCTGGCTGACGAGGTGGTCAATGGGCTGGTTGACGTGTGCTCGACGGCCTTCTGGCGCTCGATGCTGCGTGTGGCTCCGACGAACGTGCGGAATCTGGACACCGCGGTGACCGCACACTCGTTGATGGACTGGGTGATGAACCAGAAGCTCTACACGGACATGACCCGTGAGGTGGAGCTGCTGAGCCAGTACTTGTGGACCTACGGATGGGCTGGTTGCCATGTAAGTTGGCAGCAGGAGATCGGGCAGAAGGAGCAATACGTCACGGTAGAGCAGCTCATGCAGATCGCGGCGCAGAGTCCTCAAGGCAGCGTGCTGGCGGACCTGCCGAACCTTCTGGCGAATCCGGATGCAACCGACCAGTTGGCCGAGCTGCTCATGGCGGCTTTCCCGAATCTCAAGAAGCGCAAGGCTCTAGAGTGCGTGAAGGACCTGCGCGAGGAAGGCGAGTGCGAGATCTACGTGCCGACGCTGGTCAAGAACTCTCCGAGCGTGGCGGCATTGGCTCCATACGACGAGCTGGCGTTCCCACCGGAGACGACCGACATCCAGAGTGCTCGTGTGGTTTTTCGTCGTTGCTACATGACCGAGATCGAGGTGATGCAGCATGTTGAGACCGATGACTGGGATGAGGAATGGGCCAAGCAGGCGATTGCCACTCGCGGACGGTTCAGCAACTTCTCTGACTACACCTACACCATTGGGCTGACCAACAACGCGGTACTTGACCGTGAGAACCTGATCGAGGTGGTGTACGCCTACCAGAAGGCGCTCGATGAGGACGGTGTTCCGGGCGTCTACTGCACGGTGTTCTGCCCTCAGGTGGGCAATGCTTGGGGCAAGTTCGAGCTGATCGACTACGAGCACGGTCAGTATCCGTTCATCGTGTGGCGTTCCGAGGTGATCCATCGGAAGATCGTCGAGAGCCGTGGTGTTCCTGAGATCTGCAGCACCTGGCAGAATGAAATCAAGGCCCAGCGTGATTCGATCTTCGACTACACGAGCCTGAACACGATTCCGCCGATCCAAGTTCCTAAGACGAGGGGCGGAAACCTGCGTCTTGGGCCTGCGGTGCAGATTCCGGTGCTGCGTCCGGGTGAGATCTCGTTCATGCAGCCGCCCGCTCGTGAGCCGAGTGTTGCGTTTAACCTCATCGCAGCCATCGAGACGCAGGTGGATCGGTACTTTGGCCGTCCCACCGAGAAAGTGCCTCCTGCGCTTACCCAGATGCGGCAGCAGAGGCTCGTGAACAACTGGCTGCACGGCTGGACCGAGGCGTTCCGGCAGGTCCTGAGCCTCACGCTGCAGTACACCGGACCCGAAGAGGTGGCTCGTATCACCGGAAGCAACGTTCCTCTGAGCACGAACGTCCAAGAGTTCGATGTTTCGCTGAAATTCGACGTGCGCGAGCTGCAGACGGACCTCGTGACCGAGAAGCTCAAGGCGCTTTCTAGCCTCGTTCTGCCGCTGGACAGCGTTGGCGTGGTGGATCGCACCAAGTTGGTGGGTCTGGCGCTGCGTGCGATTGATCCGACGCTGGCTAACGAGTTGATTATGGAGGCTGGACCGGCCTCGCAGAAGATGTTCGACGAAACCAACGACGAACTCGGCCTTATGAGCCTTGGCAATCCGCCCAAGCTGCGTGAGAACGATCCCACAGCTCAAGCAAGGCTTAACTTTGCGCAGCAGATCCTGCAGGCGAATCCGAAATACCAGCAGCAGGCTCAAGCGGATCCGTTGTTCCAAGCCAATCTGCAGAAGTATGTGGAGAACCTGCAATTCTCAGTCCAACAGCAGCAGAACGCGGTCACTGGACGTCTTGGTGTGCAACCCGGAGCGACTCCTCAATGAGAATGACTGACGAACAGCTCAAGATGGCGCTGGGTGGTGTGGGCGAGCATGAGCCGGTGCTCCGTGCATTGCGGCAAGTGCTGAGTGAATTGATTGCTGACGAGGTGTCCGCAGCGATCAACTCGGCACTGACTTCAGAGGCGAGGGCCTACAATTGCGGACGAGCGGCTGCTCTATCGGATGCACGCTCGTTCCTCGTGGAGATGGGTCTAAAGCTGGAAGCTCCCCAAGAATAATTGGTTGACGTTAGCGATAACGTCGTTCATTAGGGCTTCAGCTTTCTGGGTTTAGCGTTAAACCCTGTCGTAGTATGCCCGACTTGCAGGGCCTAAAAAGCATGGAAGCAACACAAACCGGGGAAGCGACACCCTCCCAAAACACGGCACAACCGCTCAACCCGCTCCCGCTCGACACGGTGGCGTTGGCGAAACTGTTGGAAACTCGGTTCTCCGAGACTCCGACAAAAGCTGTCGAGGAACCGGAACCAGCCGCTGCGAGTGCAGATGAGCCGGTTGCCGAGGAGTCAGCGTCCGAGACTGCTGAGACCGGGGAGGCGACACCCGTGGAGGATCCCGCTGAGGAAGAAGAGACTTCTCAGCAGACTGAAGACGCTACCGAGGACGAACCGGCTGGAGTCCAGAAGCGCATCAACAAGCTCGTAGCCCAAAAAAAGGAGGCCGCAGCAAAAGCGGAAGCCTTGGAGCGGGAGCTGAATGAGGCGCGGACGAAGCTGGAAGCTCTTGAGCAGCAGGCGGCAGTACCGCAGGCGGCAGCGACGACCGACAATCCGTTCTCTGACATCTGGGACGAGGCGAAACTCAGCGATGAGTACCGCAAGGCCCGGGAATTGAGGAGATGGTGTGAGGACAACGCTGACGGCTGCGAAGTGGGCGGGAAAGAGTACAGCGCGGATGAGATCAAGGCGATTCGGCGACGAGTCGAGGATGCCTTGGATGTTCACATTCCGACGCGGCACCAGTTCCTAGCCACGTACAAGCAAGTCCGCCCAGTTGCCGAGGCATCGTACCCTTGGTGGAAGGACCGTAGCAATCCGACGTATTCGGAGGCGCAGCAGGTTTTGCGGCAGATGCCACAGCTTGCGTCGTTCCCGGATTATCAGATTGCCATCGGTGACTTCCTAGAAGGTCGGAAGGCTCGAATGGAACGCGAGAAGAGCGCGAAGGTTGCAAAGGCCCCTGTGAAGGTGGCTCCAAAACAGCCTGCGGCTCCCAAGGCGAGTCCGGTCAAGTCTGACAAGGCCAACGATGCGGCGCGGTCTGCCAAGAAGGCGTTCAACCAAAGTGGGAGTACTGCCGATCTGTCGCGGTTGCTTCAACACACAATCTTAAAATCCTAATACTATGGCATATCTTGGTGTAAACAATCAGGTCGGCGTCCGCGAGGAATTGGCCGACTATATCGCTAACGTCGACGCTAAAAGTACCCCCTTTGTGTCAATGTCTCCCAAGGGGAGGGATCTTGGAAACGTAGTCATGTCATGGCAATGTGACGATTACTCCGCTCCTCAGCTTGGCGGCGTGATCGACGGCACTGACGTCTCCAGCTACACGAACGAGTCGGCCAATCGTCTGCGCGTGACCAACTACGCTCAGGCTTTCCGCCGCAACAGCCGGGTCGGTTTTATCGCCGAGACCCAGAACGTTGCCGGCGCTGCCTCTGAGGTCGCCTACAACGTCGCCAAGCTCCTCGTCGAGATTAAGCGCGACATGGAGTCCACGTTCCTCTGCACCAATCAGGCGGCGCAGCAGGACAACGGCTCCTCCACTGCCTACCAGACCGGTTCCCTCGGTAACTGGCTTCTCGGCACCAACAGCTCCAACATCGGCGCTCTTGCCTCTGGTTCCGCCTTCGCTCCTGCTGGCGGCGTGACCCCGGGCACTGCGGCTACCAATGCCATCAGCTCTGTCACCTCGGCGAACTTCGCTGAGTCCACCGTGCAGAACGTGCTTACCGCCATCTACTCCAAGACTGGCGTGTATCGTGACTACGACTGCATTCTCGGAACGACCCTGAAGCGCGCGTTCACCAACCTGAC